TTTTAGATTTTTTTGGTTCGAACTTTGCTCGTTCTATTTCACGTTTAGTAGCAAGCCCTAAGCCAATCATTCCTAATATACTCATAATATCTCCTATAATTAAATACTTATAGTAACACCTGAAATACCACACCATATGTTTTTAAATGTTAATATTTTGTTAAGTCGGCATCCACACCGACCTCCTCCCATCATCGGCTCTCTTAGGAGAGCTGTATCTAAAATACTAATCTGCTAAGATTTTATTATGTCAATATTTATAGCAATGCCAACAATGCACGATACGGAATTTGAAGCCACGATATTAGATGCATTTTCAAAAGCAAATAAACCAGAAGATATTTATTTTGGTATACGCTCTATGTCTTCATCTGATAAAGAAAAAGAAAAGCTAGATAAAGTTAAGAATCAATTTGGTAAAAGAATAAGAGGTTACGTTGATACTATTTCTGAACACAATAGATTACAAAAATTAGGTACAGGTATTGCAAGAAAAGCTGTAGCAGAATTGTACGATGGTGAAGATTATATTTTAAGTATTGATAGTCATACTTTGTTTATTGATGGTTGGGATTCTTTATTAATTAAATTGTATAAAGAAGCAGTAGTTGAAACTGGTAATTTAAAATCAATACTTACTGCATATCCTTCTAAATATAAATATATTAACGGAGAAAGAAAATTTTTAGATAGCAATATGCTTTATCCATACATAGGTTGGGAACAGAATTGGACCTTAGATGAATTTCCTTTTTTATCTAGACCATTATGGGAGGGTTGCTTGCCTTGGATGGTAAAACCATTACAACATTCAGTAAAAAAATTTTTACCAACTGGTAAATTTAGTTATAATTTTTCTTTTAGTGGTCAAATGTTTCTTTATGATGAAGACACTGAAATTGTAATAATGGAAGAAGATATGATTAAAACTTTTAAATTACTTCATGATGGTTGGGAATTAGTACATCCTAATATTGGAGAACCTATTATTGGTCATATGTATTTAACAGAAATTGATATAAATGGTGGAAGTAGAGCTTACTGGCATATGTTCTGTAGCGAAGAAGAAAAGCAAATGCTTGAAAAAAAAGAACTAGAAAATTTTTATAGATACTACAACGACCCTAAGTATTCTGACACTATAAATAAATATGAAGATTGGATGAAAGCTTCTTTTAAAGAACAATCTCAACATAATTATCATATTCCTAAAGATTGGTTTCATAATGTCTAGAGTAGAGTGGGATGCAGAAAACGAAACATATTCAGAATTTAAAAAACGAAGAAGCAAGTCTCATGGTATATCTGGTATGGGACAAAAAAAGCGAGAAGGGACAGGAAAAATAAATAAATCTGCACTTCGTGAAAAAGCTTTGAAACGTGCAAATTACAGGTGTGAGTGGCCTGAATGCAACGATACACAGTGGCTGGAGATGGCACACATTACTGGAATTGGGATGGGAGGCAAAAATAGAGACATCTCTAATAATGAAGGTAATGTGGCTATCTTTTGTAAATTTCATCACGATATTTTTGATGGTAAAACAATAACTGGAGCAAAAAGAGAGTACACTAAATTTGTAAGAGCTTATTTAAAAAGGTACGTTTAATGCCCAGATATGATTATAAGTGTTTACTTTGTGAACACGTTTATGAAATAGAACATAAGATTACAGAGGACCCAGAAATTATGTGTCCTAAATGTATTTTTAAGTGCCAAAGACAAATTTCAACAAATGTTATGTTTGAAACACCAATGGATGCAGAATTTGTACAAGACCCTGCAACATTAAGTGCTAAATCATTAGCCCAAGTTGAAAAAGCTAAAAAACAAAAATTTAGATGGTAGGAGATTATGGATTATCAATTTATTACTGAAGAAGATAAAAAAAATATTGTGGAATCACAATTAAAAAAATTAGAAGCAGACCACTTTGCAATGTTATTACTTGAACCAAACAAGTTGCAAGATTCGCAAAATCATTTATCTTGGCAACAAGCAAAAACTGGTATAGAGAATTCTATAGAAAGGCTAAGAAACAAATCAAAAAATTTAATTTAAATGCCAATATACGCACCAGAATTACCTTCATTACATGAAGCACAAAAAAAAGTTGCAGAAAGTAATGCACGTTGGAAAATACTTTGTGCTGGTCGTAGGTTTGGTAAGACTAGACTTGGTGTTCAATTATGTCTCCAAACTGCCCTTAATGGTGGAAGAGCTTGGTGGGTTGCTCCTACTTTTTCTATTGCTAGGGTTGGCTGGAGAGCACTCGAAGCAGCAGCAATGTCCTTTCCTAAAGAAATTGAACCAAAAGTTTCAATCGCTAACATGGAAGTTCTTTTTCCAAATGGTGGTTTTATTGCTTGTAAGTCTGCTGATAATCCTCAACGTCTAAGAGGTGAAGGTTTAGATTTTATTGTTATTGATGAGGCAGCATTCGTAAAGCCAGAAGTTTGGCAAGAAGTTTTAAGACCTACCTTAACTGAAAGAAAAGGTTCTGCATTATTTATTAGTACTCCACTTGGTATTGGTAATTGGTTTTATGACCTTTGGGAAACTGCTGGAGAACAAGATAATTGGGAAAGATTTAGATTTACCACACTTGATAATCCTGCTATTGACCCTGAAGAGTTAGAATCAGCAAAAAGAGAAGTAGGCTCTATTGTATATGCACAAGAATATATGGCAGAATTTGTAGAAGCAGGACAAGGACTATTTAAACCAGAGTGGGTATCTTATTTTGATGTAAATACAAACGGTTTTTATGTAGGTGGTGGAGGACAATGGGACCCAAATGATTTAGAACATTTTGGAGCAGTTGATGTTGCAGTTACTACTGAAAAATCTTCCGACTATACAGTAATAATGTCTTTTGCAAGAACTCCTAGTAATCATCTTTTCTTAGAAGATTTAGTAAGAGTAAAAATGGAGGGACCTGATATTGTTCCTGCAATGCAAAGACAATCTCATAAACATAATTGGAGATATGTACTTATGGAAAATCAGGGATTCTCAAAAGCATTTATACAACAAGCGCAAAGGGCAGGATTGCGTGTAAAAGAAATGCGTGCAGAAAAGGATAAAATAACCAAAGCTTTACCACTAAGTGCTAGGATGGAGGCAGGCGAAGTTATGTTTCGTAAAGATTCAGCTTGGCTTACGGAATTAGAGAGAGAATTATTGACTTTTCCTGTTGGAGCACATGACGACCAAGTCGATGCTCTGGGTCTCGCAGCACAGTCAGTACAAACTAGACGAGAATGGACAGCTTACTAGATGGAAGAAAAAAATAGATTCCAGAAGGCTCTGGATTTCATTATTCCTAAAAGAGGGAATAGTGAGCAAAAACTACAAGGTAATTTTAACCAGCACTTTGGCAATGATGCTTCTATATATGGATATAACAGCTCAGCTGGTTTTTTTGAATCACAGAAATTAAAAGAAATTGGTGATGGCTCAGGTAATTCAGCTGTAGTCGCATGTCTTAATGTACTAGCAACCTCATTTTCAGAACCTAAGCTACAAGTAATAAGAAAAGACACAAAGTATTTAGATAGTGAAATAATTCAAGAACATCCACTATCAAAATTATATTCAAGACCTAATCCTTTTATGTCAGCTAACCTATTGTCACATTATATAGTTTTAGCTTTAAATACATTAGGAGATGCGTTCCTTTATAAGAACAGAGATAAAAATGGTAAAGTTGTAGAGCTTGTTCCATTGATGCCACATTTAGTAGAAGTAAGAGGTAATGAAAATAAATTAATTACACATTACGATTATTACTTATATGGTAAAGGCGACAAGATAGAACTTCCAGAATCTGATGTAGTTCATATAAGACAAGGTATAGACCCAAATGACCATCGTAGAGGACATGCTCCTCTCAAAACAGTTTTAAGAGAAATTTTAGGTGATGAATCTGCTGGCCAGTTCACAGCGGCACTATTAAATAACATGGCTGTGCCAGGCGTAGTACTCACACCTAGAAATGATGGATTTGGTGGACCTACTAGAGAAGAAGCAGAAGCAATATCTCAAATGTATAAAGAAAAATTTGGTGGACAAAATCGTGGTGCTCCAATGGTATTGTCTGGTGCAATGAACATTGATATTGTATCTTTTTCTCCAGACCAAATGAAGTTAGCAGAACTTAGAAGAATCCCAGAAGAAAGAGTATCTGCAGTTTTAGGAGTCCCAGCTATATTGGCAGGCCTCGGGGCTGGATTGGATTCGGCCACCTATAACAATACGAAGGAATTAAGAGAGTTTTTTACAGAGCAAAAACTTGTTCCTATGTGGAGAACAGTAGCTGCTGAATTGACTCATCAATTATTGATACCAGATTTTAAAGATGAAGGTTTTGAGTGTATGTATGATATTCAAGGCGTAAGAGCTTTACAGACAGATATGGACAATCTTTACAAAAGAGTAAATATGGGCGTATCTGGTGGTTGGATAACCATTGGTGAAGCTAGACAAGTCGTTGGATTAGATGTAGATGAAAAACATGATGTATATCTAAGACCATTAAATATGATTCAAGTAGATACAAATGGTAATGCAATTCTTAATGACACTCCGCAAGAAAATAGAAGCCAAGCTGCACAAGTGGCTAGATTACCAGAAGCTGCTGGATACAATGATGAAGTAAGTATTAAAGATACTACTGACTCTACTCAGTATCCAATTGAATCTACTAGACAACCTAGAATACAACAAAATGAAGAACCTCGTAATGAAGAAAAATATATTGCAAAAATGCCTAATGGTGCATTCTGTGTAATTAGTCATGACACAGGAAAAGTAATTAAATGTTTTGATACAGAAAAAGAAGCTGAAAAGTTTTTAGGTAAAAAATCAGGACACCCAGATAGAAATACTTCTAGCAATATGTGGATGTATGACACAATAGAAGCTGCTGAAAGAAGAGCTAAAGAAATTGGTTGCGAAGGTTATCATGAACACGAAGTAAGAGGAACTACTTACTATATGCCTTGTGCAAGC